AAGTTGGAGCTTTCCTGACACCCAATCCCATTTCAGTGTACCGGACGTACCAGGTGTAACTAACGAACCGTCTGCCTTAATTGCTTTCCATTCCGTAGAGCCGGCAGCCATACTGATATCAGCAAGCAGGCTGTTTGCGTAAGGAATAATCTGAATTTCACCATCTTTCAAACGCATACCGGCACACCACTCCCAAACGTTTCCGTTCAGGTCGCAAATTCCGTCCGGAAGCCAGTTGTGATTCCAAGTATCCGGGCCGGAGCCAGTAGCGCAACGTGCCGGCTCACCAGGATGGCTTGCAGCAGAAGCGCTCTCGTAAAGCGTGGGAACGCCCTTCTCGTGCGGGTATGCATGATCGTGTCCCCAGTTATTGTTACCTCTCGGCATGGTTCCGTTTTTCCTGCACCACAAAGCAATCGCACACCATAACGAATACGGCATCAGGCCCCAACCATTGCCCTTATTTCTGCAGTATGTGTTCGCCTGATCGAAATTGACGTAGGTTTTCGGGTCCTTGAATGGCAAGGAATACGCCCTGTCGTTCATTACGATATTCTGGAATTTTGAAACATAGATACTCTTCTTGTCAGCTCCTCCAACTTTGAAGCCCAGATGGTTTTCCTGGCTTCCACCAGTAATAACATCTGCCATCTTATATGCCGGAAACGCCACCATGACGGACGGCATCTCTCTGTCGTCCAGAATTACCGTGTTCTTCCCGCCTGATAAAGCCTCTATAGCCAGTTTCATATCATCAAAATTTGCCATATACTTATACCTCCATTTCCCATAGTCTCAGTTCGCAACGATCCATACTAAAAGGCACCGGAGTCCGCTGTGTGATCGTTGGACTCTCAGTGCCTCCTTCTTCTGCATCCGGATTGTAACTCGGATTTGCGATTTCAGTTTCCGTGTACTCCCTGGCCGGGATAATAACCTGTGCGATGTATTTATCACCTGTCTCAGCTCCCATCACCAGGCCGCCAGTGTAGTCCTGGCAGATGTCGATTACCACCTCGTAATCACGCTCTTTCTTCGATACATTGAACATCAAATCTCCATCGTTGAAATCAATGTTCTTTCCCAGCACTTCATAGGGAATAAAAGTCTTGCCGTTCTCCGGCAGATGCGTTACTTTCATCAGAAATACCTCCTTCTGTTATTTGCCATGTTTACCGCTTCATTGGTCCGGGCCGCAACGATTTCTGCGGCCTCACGCATGGACTTATCATTGCGATCCACCCCGTAGGACTTCATGATATGTTCGGTTTCCGCTTTCCGCACCCCATTGGGAATAATGATATTTGCCATGATTACATGCCTCCTCTTACATACAGATTAAGGACAACCTTTGTTGCCGATCCAGTAAATGCTACTTTGAATCCATTGAGCAGCTTGTCACTGAACACAATGTCACCAACCGCTCCTCCGGTTACACTGACTACCTCCGGGGTGATGGTGTAGTCTTTGGTGTTTCTTTTCGTTGCAAGCTGCACTGTTTTCAGCGAATTGTTAAATGGGTATTCCTGATTGTTGCTCAATGTCACCTGCAGCGTTTCTCCAACGATGCCATCCAGTTTTTTTCCTGCGCTGTTGAGCATTCTGGTATTCTCGGCACAAATCTCATGCGCTTCAAAAATTCCTTTCTCCATGTGGTTGAAATTCGTGGCACTCTGGGGCGTTCCCTCCTGCATGGTTTCTCCCGGATCAGGAACGTGTTCAATGGAGCCGTCTCCGTTGACCGACTCTCTGTACCGGTATGGATGCTCTACAACCTCGTCTTTCCAGTCTAAAGGTACATACACTGCCTTTTCCTCCTTTCTACTCCTCGTAAATATTGATTGTGAAGCGGTAGAAGATGCCGGACTGCGAGGACTTTCTTTCAATGTTCTCTGTCTTACTGCACCATAAAATACCGCTCGTGTTATACAGCTGCACCTCTGTCACTTTGATGTTTCCGCTCGTTGGATGGTCGATAGTGAAATCTATCGCAACCTTTCCATCTTTCTTCACGTAAATATCTGTGATCTTTGCATTGTAGTAGGCGGAACCCACCTTATACTTTGCATAGGCAACTGTTCGTTTCACGTGGTCTTTAAACCCGTTGAGGGCTGCTGTTGTCAGCATATTTCAGCCTCCTTTCTGCTACAATCTCTTAGCACCGCAGATTTTATATACGATGCCGACCGCCTTCCCTTCGACTTTTGCAGATAATCCGCCATCTTCAATCACCCCTATACTGCTTGTTTCTGGCTCGTTTCCGGTTATAGGGTAGGGAAATTCAGTACCGCCCCCTAAAATCGAAGCCTGAAGCTGTAACGAGGTGATAGCGCCTATATTTGCCACATCAGGCTTTGTTCCAGACAAGATATACGGAAATTCCTGTCCTTCGCCATCGGCCTTTATGCGGAGTCCACTCCTACTGATTTTCCCAACCGTGCTTTCATGTGGATACCGTCCGGTCTTATTTGCCTTGGATGCCATGCGGTAAGGGAATGTCTGCTTTCTCGGTTCTGCCCGGATTTTCACAGTTATCGGTGTCTCAAACACCACCCGATAGCTTTTTTGTGACTGCTTCACCTCGTCAACCAAATCCATAACTTGTCCCAGATTTACGCCACTTTCTCCCGGCGCTATCTTTATCTCGAAAGTATGAGGGGCTACATTCTCAACAAACTCTACTTCCCTACCGCATAACTCTTTAATCAGCATTTCAATTCGGGCCGGATTCATGGGCTTTCTAAAATTTCTCTTCCGCATGATCTGGCTCCGCCTTTCTTCAATGCTCAAAGCTTCATTTGTGGCGATTCCATAACTCTGCTCCCAATAAGGCAAAGACCATGTCGCCGTCTCTGGGAACGCCTGATTTTTCAAATCGTAAACCGTTTCCTGCGCAAGAGTCAGCGGAACGCTCATAACTTCAAATATCCACTTTGCAACATAGGCTTCGTCATAGATGGGCGAAATCATGCTCATCATGTCTCTTGCGGTTTCTCTGGTCGGGAAATTCTCTAAATCAATCACTTAACTCCCCTCCTTCACGGTCACTTGATCCGTATATGGGTACTCGTCCATCCTCACGGCAATGTTAGACGTATCGCCATTCACCCAAAGTTTCGTAAAATCCTCCACTCCTGGGGTATTTGTCAGAATGGAATGCACCCAGTTGTATTTCACCTCTTTGTCCTCGCTGACAGTCTTGTAATATGCCGCTAATCCCTTCTTAAACTCAGCAAGAACCATCTCCTCCTCGTACTCGCTTTCAAGCGAAAGCCCCTCAATGACGTATGAGATATACACCAATTCGGGAGCTGCTACCGTCAATATGGTATTCGGCGGAGCAAGACGATCAATGGGGCTGTCCGGACTCATAATGTAGTTATATACCGCTCTTTGCAGAGTCTCATTTGCCGCCTCACCATTGGCATCAAGCACTACTATTTTCACAGTCTCAGGCCCGTTCCACTCCGGAACAACAATGGCGGCTCCAATGCCCGGTACTGACTCAGCCCATCGTTTGTAATCAGCATTATTACCGATATACGAATCATCCATATTTTCATTTGCTTCCATAATGCGATCTCTTAATTCATCATCGGTTTCCTCTTCGGTTCCTCCGCTCGCCTTTTCCGGATTGATGATGGCGCTGATCCCTTCTATCGGGACTGACAGAAGGGTAATTGTGTTCGCATTTACATTTGATTCCTTGCCGGCAATCAATGCCTGTACAATAACACTTCCTTTTCCTGTCGAATCCAAAACACAGCTCTCCAAGGTTGCAAATTCAACGGCTTCACTGCTATCTGTAGACCTTGTTGAAAATACCGTTCCCGCCTCAATGATTATTCCAGGTTCGCCTTCCACCACAACCGTAGCAGTAGCAAAATTCGGCGCTTTCCTCGAAAGCCTTGCCATGTTTGCTAGATAGTCAAGAAATTCTCCTGAACTCCATTGTGGAAACATCAGCTTTATTGCCTCCGGAATGTAAAACTCCAGCAACTCCGAAGAAATGATTGCTGTCGGTCTGGTAAAATCCCACGGAAAACCCGCCTCCGTTTTATCAATATCATCCGGAAGCATATCCATCATCCGGCTATGTATAGTGTCTACATCGCAATCCTGCAGGAAGTCCGGCAAAACAAAATCGTATTCCATATCCGCTTCACCTCCTTACTCAAAAATTTGTTGACATTGTTTCCTCTTCCTCCCACTGATACCCTTTTACAACAAAGGTGACAATCGCTGCTCCGGAACTATAATCAAAATTAAACTCCCGGACATATTCGGTGGCCGGATGGACCAACAATGCCTCGGTAATTGTCCTCTCTATCTCGCATTCCCTTGCGTTTTTATCCGGGAAATCATCCATATCTTCAAACTCTGTACCAATTTCATCGCTGTAAGCCAAAAACTCCTCTCGCTCTGTGGCAACTACTTTATGGCACCATTGCATAAATGCCTCCCTACCATCTGCCCGGACCAGTTTATTTGCTCCATCCCGTAAAAAATCGCCCTTCTCAAAGTCAAAATAGACTGAGGGGCGATATCGCTCTTCGTATTCAGGATCATCCGGTATTTCCGGCAGGTCGAACACAGGAAATAATTGATATGCCATGTTCTCCTCCTATGATTTTTTTATTACATCAACAACAACAGCCTCGTTCTTTACCCATACAACGAGCACTCTGTCCCCAGCTTTCACCCTCGGAAGAGTAACACTGTGGCTGTGACCTCCGTTTCCGGAAATATGCCCTCCATGAGAGCCACCGGAGATGCTGATCGTCAACCCAGATACCAGTCTTCCCAGGTGATATTCTCCCTTCGGTATTGGAATCGGGAACATATCCGTTGTCAAGCTACCGTCTTTGTTGATGGTTCCGAAATCCGGTTCAACATCTGCCATATTTCCTTCCGACACTTCACGCATTCTACTGGATAATGTCCTTGCCAGCTTATTTAATCCCGGATTACCTCCTGCTGTATCTGCCATGATATCTGCACCTCCTACTCGAATGTTCCTTCGTCTACCCATCCGTAAACATTGCTTCCCGATCCAACATGGATAAGGTGCCACGGGTGAGCTTTTCCATTTCCTTTACAGTCTGGTCCAAGCGTGATTTTAGCCTTGCCCGCTTTCGCCTTGTAGCCTTTTGCTCCAGGCCAACTGCTTACATAATGAGTTCCGCCTTTGAAATTGACAACATCGCCTACCTTGTAGCTCTTCTTAGTTTCTTTCTTCTTTTCACTAACCACTCTGGGCGTAAACTTCTCAACCTCCATTGTCATTTTACCGGCCTTGGCGTTGTGCTGTATGCTGTTCACCAGATAAAATCCATTAAGAGCGCCTACAACCGCATGGATCATATCGCCCTTTCGGATACATGGAACGTCAGGTGCGAGTAGTTTTGATGTGTCCTCCACATCTCCGTCTTCGTCAAGAATCTCCTTTGCCTCATTCTTTGTGTCGCTGAGATTATCGCTTTTTGAATGAGTGATAATTTTCTGAAACACTCCGTACTGAGTTTTACCATTTACGGTTGCTTCTAGCTTTGGCGCTCCATCTTTATCTTCAGACGATACGATCTTTACTCTCGTTACAATATTGGCTATACTGGTTTTATGACTTACTTCTGTAGCACTGTTTCCCTCGAAATGAAAAATCTCTGTATTGCTTCCCTTTTCAACGACTTGTATCTTCGTTTCTACGCTCCGTACAATGGCCGCACATCCGCCCTTTTTCTTCGCTTCATCCAAAACACCTCGGATAATTTCACCGAGCTTTTTGTTTCTATACATAATTTTAGAATGTGATACATCTGGCCCACTATATTTTTCAATCGTAATGCCCCAGGATTTAAAAATTGAGGAAAGAATACTCTTTGTCTTCTTTCCTTTCGCAAAATATACATTGTCACTGCTTTTCTGCAGATTGTATAGATTGTCGTATGCTACTACGTTGAATACTTCATCGCTCTTCGATGTCTTCCTTTCGCACTCAATGATATTTCCCATTGCACAAATACCTTTTCCGCTCCCCCAATACCCTTTGACACCTACGATGGCTCCAATCTTCACCAAAGAGGATAGCCGGCTGCCGTTATACTTGGCATTGTACATATCAAAATGTATCTTCATTGCCAGCTCGTCCTCTCCCTCTTCCCAGCCTAAATTTTCAACAGCTTGGGTAATATCCAACTGGAGCTTCTTTTCGGTAATGACAATTACGGTGTAAGAAACATTGCTTATATTTACCATGATTTATCACCACCTTACTTCTTTGGGATCGTCAGCTTTGTGCCGGGATAAATCCAATGACCATTGTTTGATGATTTTTTTCCATGCTTTTTAGCCGCCGCCTCTATGGTGTTCTTGTTGAGCTTGTATATTTCAGGATATCTTGAGGCTTTCCCTAGCTTTTGTAGGGCAATCCTACTCAACGTATCTCCGCTTTTTACCGTATAAGTTGTGGTTTTATTCCCGGTAGTTGACTTCTTCGTGCTTTTCTTCGATGCTGGCCTCTTTGTTTTTGCTGGGGTTTTAATCTTCAACTCTTTTGTGGTATAAATCTTAATCTCCGTAGCAATGATAAACTTGATTTCATACTGGAAATCTCCGAGGCCACCAGTGTATTTCCCTTTGAAACTGGATATATAAACACTGTAGTTTATGCAGGTTCCTGTTACCAACAAATTACAGACAGTTCCTTTATCTCGGTACTGCTCCATTCTTTTTATCAGCGTATCTGGTTTAACCCATGCTGACACTAAAGGATTATTTTCCCTTGCCTTGCCCGGAAAGATTCCTGACCATGATATTTCCTTAACGCCTTTGCCCCTGGGGATTTTTACATCCCCAAGGGAAATAATGCTGTACGTCATGAATTTTGCATCTGCGCCCAGCGTGATTTTCTCCGGCATCATTGGAAACTTCGTCTGTGAACCTCCTGACGGTGTAATATAAGCATCCATATTTACGCCTCCTGCGCCACTGGCATATTGTTGAAAATCTTACCCATGCGCTCTGCAATTTCATCTCCCAGATCGTCCGCCATCTCACGAATCCGGCTCTGGAGTACCTCGAAGATTCTTTCTTCGTCCATATCGCCGCCTTCGATTTTGATAACCGGATTCATAGTTACATTCACTTCCACGCTGCCATTTCCGTTTCCGGATTCCTGCGGAAGTGCATTAAGCGACACTGTCGTTCCATCTCCCTCGGAAACGTCCCGGCTGCTGTCGCTCTTTTCTGAACGCCCTAAAACATTCCATACCACATCTTCCTTCTCTGGTATTTGATCAAACTGGCTTGCATCTTCCGGAATCAGATCACTTCCTGCTCCCACGATACCGCCGTTGGCATGAGCAGATATTTCTCCGTCTGCTCCAAGTGCCCCCAATGTACGGCCGGCCTTTTTCCAAAGTTCAATTCCTCTTTGCTTTCTTCCGGGTACGGTAGGGATAACATACTCCAAACCTTCCTCGCCTAGCCATGACAGTTCCGGTCCGTTCGTTCCAACTTCACCTCCGGATGCATGGCCTGCGATGTATGCGCTCACAGTAGAGCCGCTGGACGATGTGCCGATTGAAGCTGTCGGGTTTGTGATATGGTACGCCACCGTCACATTGACTGTAGCGCTTGCTGAGTATGGAGAATTAAATGCCGCCTGCAGCTCACTCCCGACCTGGCTGTAAACAGCGGCAATGTTATCACTCGCCTTTGTTATTGTCACGTCTGTAGTTCCATCTACCGGGTATGCTGTTGCGAATTGGCTTTCGAGGTCTGTCTGAGTCGCCTCTACTGCCGAAGAGCTATCCACGCTTGCTGCATCAACTGTTACATCTGCAGACATGGTTGCTGATGCTGTTCCTTCTGCGGAATCCAATGCCTCCTGCGCAGAACCTTCAACACCGGAAGTGTCTACTGACGATGCCTCTACCGTCACATTGGCCGTAGCGTCCACTTCTGCCGGCTCTACTGACGATGCCTCTGCGACAGTCTGATCCACCGCCGAATTAAGCTCTGTAGTGTCAACATTGATTTGGTCTGTAGGTATTCTGATTGTCATTCCGACATCTACCTCTCCGGCCTCAATTCCGTTATAAGCTGCCAACTCGTCTACCGTCATTCCAACGGACTCAGCCAGCTTGCCAAGTGCGTCCCCTTCGTCAACAGAAACCTCTCCCAAGGTCACCAGCACTTCCGATCCGGTCACTTCTACCGTATCGCCTCCGGCTTCAATATCATTAAGCACTGCCTGAATTTCCTCTGAAAGTGCCGCCCTCGCTTCCTCGGAGTTTACTTCTACATCTCCAAGCTCTGCCGTAAGACCATCAAGCGTCAGTTCCTCGTCTGTG